CTACCAACCAGTGAGATTGTCGTAAATATGGACGGTGGTGTTGGTGGTTCCTGGGAAGTTCGTGAACCAGAACCACTTCCTCAAATCAAACTCCCAGACCGTCAGGCAGAACCTGTGAGAGTATGAACCCTCGCAAACATAAACAAGCGGAGAATGCAAGAAGACCTAAGAAGGAAAAGTATAATCCTTATGAGAATGACCCACCAGACGCAAAGTGTCCCTATTGTGGTGAGAAGGGAAAGATCTGTTCTTATATCAATAGTGTAAGTCGTGGATGGGGTCGTGGTGCTTGTAAAATCAAAAATGAAAAATAAATTACCTGATGGTGGATAAAATTTCCGGTAAAATTTTTACTTCTTTAGGTTTTTAGAAATAAATATAGATAAGTCGCAGTAACTTATGGATCTCCTCCATTCGCCTAACGAGTACTTGTTTAACCTAAGAACAACAAGTCCAGCAGAAGCGAAGCGAATGTGGAGGCAACATATAAAGGAACAATGGAATCATCAATGTGCTTATTGTGGGTCAGAAGAGAATCTCACAATTGATCATGTTATTCCACAGTCGAAAGGTGGAATGGATTTTACAAAGAATGTAGTCTGCTGCTGCCATAATTGTAACCAACACAAGGGACATGAGCATTGGAAACTGTGGTATGTTCAGCAAGACTTTTATAGTGAAGAAAGATTTAATAAAATAGAAGAATGGATGAAACCAGATCCACCCACTAATTTATTTACTTATCGTCCAAGAAGAAATAATGCCTCTTGAGATTTGATAAATAGATGAAAGGGGCAGTATATACTGCTTTATTTCTGGTAAATACCAAATATCATAAATGGCAACTCCGATTCGGATAAAAAGGTCGGCCGTTCCTGGTAAGAGACCTCAAGTATCAGATCTTCAATTAGGAGAATTAGCTCTTAATACATATGATGCTGAACTTCTAACACTTAGATCAAGACCAGGCATTGGCACTGATGTTGTTCGAATAGGTGCTGGTACAACTGTTACTAATATCTTATATGTCACAGCAGACGGAAACGACTCCAACACAGGAAAAAAACTTGGAGACGCAAAAAGAACAATCGGAGCAGCACTTACAGAAGCAACAGCAGGAACAGTTATTAGAGTTAGTGCTGGATCTTATATAGAGAATAATCCTTTAGTTCTTTCATCGCAAGTCTCAATTGTTGGAGATAGTTTAAGAGAAGTATCAATATCTCCACAAAATCCTAATCAAGACTTATTTCATGTATCAGAAGGAAATTATATAACCGAAATGTCTTACACTGGATTCTTGAATCCTGGTAAGGCAGTTTTTGCTTTCAATCCAAATACAATTGGATTTTCAAGTCAATCACCATATATTCGTAACTGTACTAATTTTATTCCTAATAGTATTGGAATGAATATTGATGGAAATAATGTAATGGGACCATTTAAATCAATGGTCACAGACTCCTTTACTCAATATAATCAGGGTGGTATTGGAGTTTCAATTACAAATGAAGGATACGCTCAGTTAGTTTCTCTTTTTACAATATGTCCTGATATTGCAGTATTTTGTGGAAGTGGTGGTGCATGTGACTTAACAAATTCAAATGCATCTTTTGGTAATTATGCATTAGTTTCTGATGGTATTGGACCAAGAAAGTACACTGGAATCGTAACAGTTGCAGCAGCGGCAAACAGTGATGTATTTACTCTTGATTTAAATGTACCAACTTACAATGTTTCAAATGCTGTTTATAGTAATGTAACGGGAGTTGCAACAATTACAACTTCTTCAAATCATAACTTTGTTGTTGGAATGGGAGTTACGATTTCTGGACTCGTATTCAGTTGCCCTTCTGGACCAAGCACAGTAATTTATCCAAGTGGTAAATCTGGTTATGTGTTTGAAGTTAAATCAGTACCAGCAGCAAATCAGTTTGTTGTTAACGTTGGAGTATCTACACTTCCACATACTTATGTTTCTGGTGGCACTGCAAAAATTAATGTAATTCGTCCGTTTGATGGGCAAGTTGTTTATTTTGATAATTTATATTATACAGTCAATAAGATTCTTGTTGGTGCTGGAGGAACTGGATATACCACTACACCTACAGTTACTGTTGATGCTCCATCCACATCTTGGGGAGTTCAAGCAACCGCAGTCGCAGAAGTTACAAATGGAACTGTGACTAATGTTGAAATTGTTTCGAGCGGTAGAGGATATACAACAACACCAAATGTTACAATTAGCGCACCTAATGTTGGAATTAATTCTGCAACATTAGTATTGCAAGCACTTCCAACTTATTATTCAGTATTAAGTTCAACTTTACCTTCTGCTGGTATTTGTACAATTACTGTAAATGAAAACGTTCCTTATGCTGTTGGTGTAGGTTCAACAGTTCCTTTCTTTAAACAAAGTAGAGTTTTGGCATCTGGACATTCTTTTGAGTACATCGGTTCTGGAACAAATATTAATGCTGCTCTTCCTGCTCAAGGTGGTGTTCCAATTCAAGATAATGAAGTTGATATGAGAAATGGTGGTCTTGTTGTTTACACTAGCACTGACCAATCTGGTAATTTTAGAATTGGTGAAGGTGTAGCAATAAACCAACAGACAGGAACAATTAGTGGAAGATTCTATTCAAAGAGTCTATTTTCAACAATGACACCATTTATTCTTGCACTTAGTTAATCGGAGGAACATAGACTAATGGCACTCGCACTTAATGTTTTCAGAACAATCACACAAGTAGCACCAACTACGGCAGTTGGTATTTACACTGCTCCAGTTGGTTACAGTGGAGTTGTACTACTTGCTCAGGCGACAAATATTGATTCTACACCACACACTGTTTCATTCTCACATCAAAGAACAACTGCTGGAGTTGCGGTGACAACTGAAATTCTTAAGAACTTTGCAATTCCTGGTAATGATAGTGCAAATCTTCTTGCTGGAAAACTTGTTCTTGAAGAGAGAGATGTACTTGTACTATCTGCAAGTACATCATCTGGAATTAAATTTATTGGAAGTATTCTAGAAACACTTAACTAATATTCTAAAATGGAACAATTTCTTAGCGCCAAATTTTTAAGTGGAAGAAATGCTAATATAAAGGCGGGTATTGTTGGATACAGTACTGGCAAGACATTAGAAGTTATAGGGCGTGTTGGTATTGGTTCTACTATTTTTGACCCAATTGCGGATTTAGATGTTCGTGGGTCTACGAATATTAGTGGAGACCTTTATATTAGTAATGATATTACATTTGGAAGTGAAATTAAATCAAACTTAATACCAAATGATGATGCTACTTATGATGTTGGTAATCTCAGTAAAAGATGGAGAAACACTTATTTCTCTGGTATTGGTACTTTTTCAATAGGTTTATTCGCTGATAATGTAAGACTTGGTGTTGGTGGTAATGGCGTTGTTGATACGACTTCAGGTCCACTTTATTTGGATTCTGCAGCAGGAACCACAATTATCAATGATAATGCTCAAATACTTGGGTCTTTAAGTGTTAATCTTGATTCTACATTCACTTCAGTAACTGCAACCAGTATTGGTTCTTCTAATATCTCTATAACTGGTGTTGGTACAATTGCTCGAATTGTTTCAACTGCAGCATCATTTGCACAATTACAAGTTACTGGTATTTCTACATTTACCAATGGACCTGTACTTGTTGGGTCTGGAACATCAACAGGAACTGCATCACAAAGACTTCAAGTGACTGGTGGTGCTTATGTTTCTGGTAATCTTGGTATAGGAACCACAAATCCAACATCAAAACTTTATGTGAGTGGTGATGCTGATATTGCAGGAGGATTAACAATAAGTTCTGGTGGACTTTATGTAAATGGTATCTCGACATTTGCAAACACCATTACTGGTACAATTTCAACTGCAACAAAATTAGAAAATTCAAGAACATTTGAAATCACTGGTGATGTTGTAGCATCGGCAATTAGTTTTAATGGTACTGGTAATGTATCATTAGCAGCAACAATTCAACCAAATAGTGTTGGACTTGGTACAGATACCTTTGGTGATTATGTAAAAGATATTACTGGAACTGCAAACGAAATTGATGTAACTGGTGGTACAGGAGAGGGTTCTACGCCAATCATTTCATTTGCACCAAATCCAACCATTGGTGGAAATGTTACCATTGGAAATGATTTACAAGTTAATAACAATCTGAATGTAACAGGTAACATCACTGTTGGTGGTACTACTGCTTATATTCTTGTAGAGAATTTTAGAGTTAGTGATGCAGATATTATTCTTGGATTTACGACAGACTCTTATGGTAATGATGTTTCTACTGATATAACAGCAAATCATGGTGGTATTGCTGTTGCTTCTACCGAAGGTAATCCATTAGTTCAACTTGTTAATGTTTCAATTGGTGAAACATTACCTGCCACATATAAGAAATTTATGTGGTTCCAAGCAGGTTCTTTTGCTGGACTGAATACTGATGCTTGGTTAAGTAACTATGCGATTGGTATTGGTTCAACACAATTCCCATCAGGCACAAGACTAGCAGCAGGTTCAGTTCAATTTTCTGAGCATGATTTAACTGTCATAAGAAATATTAATGCTTCTGGCATCATTACCGCAGTTCAATTTATTGGTACAGCGTCAACAGCATCATTTGCTACAACAGCATTTACTCTTAATGGTGTCGTTGAGAAAGATTTAAATGTTGCATACGCTGCAACTGCTGGCATAGCGACTTATGCACATAACGCTGGTATTGCAACCTACGCTGATAACGCTGGCATAGCGACTTATGCAACCTCAGCAGGCATTGCAACCTATGCTGATAGTGCTGGTATCTCTACTTATGCAACGAATGCTGGTATTGCGACTTATGCGTCTTTAGCAGGTATTGCAACCCATGCTGATAGTGCTGGCGTTTCTACAAGTGTTATTGGTGGTATTGCATCAGTTTCTCAATTAAATGTTTCTGGAGTAACAACATCTAATAGTTACAGCATTGGTTCTACACAAGTTATTAGTTCAGGTAGAGAATTACAAAACATTCTTTCTCTCGATGCTATTACAACAGCAACGATTGAGGCAGCAATTCAAAATGCCCCTAATACTTTTACTGACCTTCAAGTTACTGGTATTAGTACTTTAGGTGTTACTTCAACCACTAATTTAACTACACAACAGTTAAATGTTTCTGGTCTTTCTACATTCTCAGACACCATAATAGTTGGCACTGGTAAGTCATTAACCTTTGGAGATGCTGGAGCAAATTACTTAAAACTCTACTCTGACGGCACAAATACTTACATTAAACAAGATAATGTTGGTAAATTGTTTATTGATGCCACAGGTGCTCAGAG